TGGTCTAGAGATAGGTCGTTTGCGCCCATTAGGGAGTCCTATACGAGGCGGGGAAATCATGCACACAGGCATGATCCCCTTCCTTAAGAAATGGTTTGGCGACTTACGTTCATGTAGCCAAGGCGGTATACGTAATGCCAGTGCCACAGTGTTCTATCCTATATGGCATTTACAGTTTGATGACCTTATCGTGCTTAAGAACAATCAAGGCACAGAAGAAACTCGTGTACGTCACATGGACTACGGTGTGGTATTAAACGCTATGTTCTGGAGACGTTTTAAGAACAAAGAAAATATTACATTCTTTGATCCCAACGAAGTTCCTGACTTGTATGAAGCGTTTTATAAAGATACAAAACTGTTTGAAGAGTTGTATGTTAAGTATGAACGTCAAAAAGGTCTACGTAAAAAAGTCCTGAGTGCGGAAGAAGTGTTCAAAGGTGGCATCTTGAAAGAACGTACCGACACTGGCCGTATCTATCTTGTGTTCATTGACAATGTGATGAAACAAGGTCCATTTGATCCTGAATATCATACTATCTATCAAAGTAATCTGTGTTGCGAGATTTTACTACCCACTAAGAGTTTCAAACGCTTAGATGACGCTGCTGGTCGCATTGCCCTGTGTACATTAGGTAGTATAAATTGGGGTGCTTTTCGCAATCCAGAAGATATGAAACGTGCTTGCAGAATTTTACAACGTAGTCTATGTAATATTTTAGATTACCAAGATTTCCTAAGCATACAAAGTAAGTTAAGCAATGATGAGATCCAACCATTGGGTATCGGTATTACAAACTTGGCCTACTGGCACGCTAAAAAGAATCTACGCTATGGTGAGAAAGATGCATTACAAGAAGTCAAGACATGGATGGAACACCAAGCCTTCTACCTAACAGAAGCCACAGTAGAGCTGGCAAAAGAACGCGGTGCTTGCCTACACAGTGAACACACCAGATATGGAAAAGGATACTTCCCCTGGGAAAACCGTGCTAAAGGCGTAAACAAACTTGCTGACTTTACTCCAACACGTGAATTAGATTGGGAACAACTACGTAGCGACATGCGTAGTTATGGTGTGCGTAATGCTACATTGATGGCCATCGCCCCCGTAGAAAGTTCAAGTGTGGTAATTAATTCAACTAACGGTATTGAAATGCCGATGAGTTTGATCAGCGTTAAGGAAAGTAAAGCAGGTTCGTTTATACAAGTAGTACCAGAATATAACAAATTAAAAAATCGTTATCAACTGATGTGGGAACAAACTGACTGCGATGGTTATTTAAAAACTGCGGCGGTATTGGCAGCTTATGTAGATCAAAGTATTTCAACTAACACTTTCTACAACCCAGCACATTGGGCAGATCGTAAAGTTCCAAGTACATTGATCGCTAAAAATCTAATGCAGGCACATGCTTGGGGGATCAAGACATTCTATTATAGCTTGATTAACAAACAAGGTGCAAAAGCAGATGCGGAAATTGCACCAACATTGGCTGCACAACCAGACGAAATTGACGAAGATTGCGAAGGATGTAAACTATGAGTAAAGAACAATATAATTTATCAACAAAAACCAACTACTTACAACGTAAGATGTTCCTGGATCCAGCCGGTCCTGTGACCATACAACGTTTCGAGGAAGTTAAATATAATAAAATTGCTAACTTTGAAGCCACTGCCAGGGGATTCTTTTGGCAACCAGAAGAAGTCAGCTTAACTAAAGACAGTCAGGATTTCAAAGATGCCAGCGATGCTGTTAAACATATCTTTACCAGTAATTTACTGCGTCAGACAGCATTGGATAGTCTACAAGGCCGTGCGCCTAATCAAGTATTTGGACCGGTAGTAAGTCTGCCAGAACTAGAAGCACTTATTAGTAATTGGAGTTTCTTTGAAACTAATATCCACAGTAAGAGCTACAGCCATATTATCCGTAACATCTACAACGTGCCTAAAGATGTATTCAACACCATCCATGACACGCAAGAAATCGTAGGCATGGCCAGTAATATTGGCAATTATTATGATAAATTACATGTGATCAACTGCCGTAAAGAAATGGGAAATAAGATAGATGAACGTGACCACATCAAAGCCATATGGTTGGCTCTACACGCGAGTTATGGGTTAGAAGCATTCCGATTCATGGTATCATTTGCCACAAGTTTGGCCATGGTAGAGAATAAAATCTTTATTGGTAATGGTAATATTATCAGTCTGATCTTACAAGACGAATTACTACATAAAGAGTGGACTGCTTTCTTGATCAATCAAGTGGTCAAAGAGGATCCACGCTTTGCAGATATCAAAGCAGAATGTGAAGCTGAAGTTTATCAAATGTATCTTGATGTCATTGGCGAAGAAAAAGCCTGGGCAGACTATTTGTTCAAGCTGGGTCCAGTGATTGGACTCAATGCTGCTATCTTAAAAGAATTTGTAGACTACACAGCAGTGGGCGCACTTAAAGAAATTGGTATCAAGTACAGTAATCCTGCACCTAAGACCACACCTATACCTTGGTTCAACAAACACAGTGATACCAGCAAGAAACAGACAGCCTTACAAGAAAACGAATCAACAAATTATGTGATCGGAGTCATGGGCGAAAATGTTGAGTATGACGACTTACCGGAGCTATAAGAGAGAAATGTTAACAGTATACAGTAAAAATTATTGTCCTTTTTGCGATAAGGCCAAGCATTTATTAAAAACAAAAAATATCGCATACACAGAAATTAGAATCGATGAAGATCAAGAAGCACGTGAGTGGTTGATAGCTCAAGGACATCGCACAGCACCACAGATCTACCTAGGTAATGAACTGTTCGTAGAAGGTGGGTATCAAGGATTAGAAAAGTTGTCAGATGAAGAATTATTCAATAAACTAGGAGATTCAAGTGTTAGTAACTAATAAATATGAGAAAGACACCGTGGTCAGCTTTAAAATTCTCAATGGTGATGAGATTGTAGCAAAAGTAGTAGATGAAACAAATGATGCGTTTATTATTAATAAACCTACAACTGTTATGCCAAGCCAAAAAGGACTTGGATTGATACAGAGCTTGTTTACCAGTGAAATAGAAAAGAATATACAGTTAAGTAAACAACACATAATGATGCACAGTCCCACAGTTAAAGATGTAGAAGACTATTATATACAAACTACTACTGGTATCCAACCGGTAAGTAACGGCGGTATTATAACTTAAAAAGGTTAATTATGTACCTAAATCCAACAGTAGAATATAATCATATCAGCGAATGGTTATCTACGTTGGTTGGGGAACGCATCACTCCTCGCAGTCTTGTCAAACGACTTGGCAAACATCTAAACAAACATCAACATCCTATACGTGTCAAACTCTATACCGGCGATAAAGGCACTCTTAAACCAGGCGAGTTTACCATTGGCGCAGAATATGATCCTGGCTTAGATGAGATTAAAAAGAAACAGTTTATTCTAGACTTCATTTTAAATCATCCTAAAACTACTCCTATCACAATTTCAGCTGAAATGGCTGATCAATTGGCCATGGATCTATTAGAAACACTAATCCACGAGTATGAACATCAACGCCAATTCCGTAGTCGTAGATATCGCTATCATAGGAATACTTACAAGAGTGATCATAGAGATCTTGACAAACGAGCTGATCAGGAATATCTAGGCGACCCTGATGAAATCGACGCTTATGCTCAAAACATAGCAGCTAGACACTATTTAATGAAATACAAGTTAAATATTACTAGTGTTGCTAAAATCAACAGCCCAGATCTAAAACAATATTATAAAGCATTTGGCAAAGACCACGACATAACAAAATTATTATTAAAGAAAGTCCGAGCAAACGTAAAATATTATAAGGAAAATGACAATGGCAAAAATCACAGACGAGCTTTTAAACGACCCCAATTTAAACGACGCTGATCCATTTGACGGATTAGCCGAAGATGATTATGTGTTTGTGATTGGTGCCGACGGTAAGATGAAAAATGTTATATTTCCACCTACCGTAGACTTTGAACTTAGTGCGGATTTATTAAAACTATTCAGACTGCTGGGTGTTGATAATCCTGATCAACTACTGAACACTGATACTCTTCACTAGACTACGCAGGTCTATCAATGTAGCAATAACATCACCGGTGTGTAGGATAGCTTTACCACCAGCGGCACGCCATTCCTCGATGTTACTTGGACGATCATCAATTAAGATATCATCAGCTGACTTGCAGTGTTGATGTTTGTCTGAACTGTAAGGACCAAAGAACACCGGAATATCTTTCCAACGTTGTTCAATCCATTTGATCTTATCCCAATGTACCCAAGGCACATCGTTCTGTCTGGGGATAGCAGTTAAGAAACACACTTCCATGCTGTGGTCTTTAGCCAGCTGACAAACTTCTCGAACCAATTGGTCTGCATCGGGCATCTCGGCCAAGTCTCTATACACCCGTTGATTGGCCGAGATCAACGCCCACCCTTCTTGATCGTAACGGACACCGCCCGGCGTTCGAAATCCTACTATTGGTTCTGCGTAGCCATCAAAGTCTGACACTACACCATCCATATCTAAATAAATTGTTGCCATTAAAACCACCTTAATTTAAAATAAAGAGCATCCACTGGATCCTCAAAACGAAAAGCAAATCCTTCTTTTGATCGCCACCCGTGTAAATGATAACGACCACCTGGTGCTGTAGTCAACCAATCGATGATCACAGGTGGCTTATGTCTTCCACTCTTTAACATGATATCCCAGGTAATTACAACTTCTTCCCATTCAGCCGGCGGCGGCCAATCGACAAAGTGTTCCATCAATCTAACTCGTGCTTAATACGCCATACTGCTATGCGTGTCTTAGGCCCTACGATACCTATAGGTTCTATACCTTTTGACTTTTGAAATTCTTTGATCTTTTCTGGAGTACTTAGATCTGGGATCTTTTCACGACATACTTTACGATACTTATCAAATACATTAACCAAATTACAATCACGACCGGTAACAGCATCTAAAGCATGATCTGTCAGAGTCTTACTTGTGGTACCATAGCTGACCACATCTGCGGCAGTCTTTACTTGATCGACTGTTTCCGCAGTGGCAACCACTGCGGCACCTGCGCCCATGTTAGTAGCTACCATGGTCACACATCCCTGTAATAACAAACACATGCATAATATTAATCTCATACTTCTAAATATCGTAGTTTGAAATTATCAGCACCTGGCTCATGACCACTATAGCCGCGAGGATTACACACGATTCTAGTAGTGCCAATCGTATAATCAAACGGCTCATGCGTATGCCCGTGTGTCCACAAACGAATCTGTGGACGATAAGCAATGAAGTCATCTAGGTCGCTGGCAAAAGCACCATTCATGATCTTGTCGTGGGCATACTTAGGATGCACGCTTTTAAAACTAGGACAATGGTGAGCAACTACTACATACTTTTTATCAGCGTTATCGCTAACCACGTGATTGATATAGTCCATGCTCTTCTTATGTTCTACCACAGTATCCGCTGGAGTTAGTCGTGCCGGCTTGCCATACTCATTTACGATCCTGGCACTGTTATTAATAGTCCTAAAATCAGTCATCATTGCATCAACATGATACAAGGTAAGGCTGTCTTCATCATTCATATTAGTCCACAAGGTAGTGCCAATGAAAGTATAGTCCGCAATGTCTACAGTTTCGTTGTCTAAGATGTATAAGTTATCATATACCAGTTCACGCTTTAAATGTGCGACAGTATTCTGTATGTCATAGGCATAGTGTTCGTGATTACCTAAGATATAAATGACCTTAGGAAAACGTTCACAACATTCCTTAAAGAACTTCCTATAACGACTGTCATGGTGATGGACTCCATTCAAATGTTTAGCCACAAGGATATCACCAGACAGTATCAATACATCGGCTGCCTCTGTGTTATGCAATTCTATCGCGCCAAACTCTAAGTGTAGGTCACTACCCAATGCTATCTTCATGTCCACTCCAATAAAAACTTGCTACACTCTGCATCTTGTTCAAAATCTAAATAGAACAGTTCATCATCAGTTAGCATTTTAACATCATATCCATGGGCACGCAACCAACCAGGAATTTCGTCCCAGACAAAATACCCATTCTCAAGACCAAATCTCGTAACGATTTTATCTACCAAGTGATCACTAAGTTGTAGTCTCATGCGCACCACTTTAATGCGAACACTAACATATCTTCATCAGAGTCAAAATAAATCCAACGGTTTTGTTTCATAGTTGGGCTACGCAGATGGAAATGCGCTCCTTGACTTAACAGCCACGATTCAAAAGCCAACAACTCTATCTCTACACTGGGATGCCTACCAGGATTCTTTGTGTGGTAATGTTTATAGGCATTAGTGTATGCAGGATAAAACGGCACCTTTGGTCGCTTCTTTCTCATGTGTATTTTAACTTAAATAAAAAGAATTTCTTTTCATCAACTATATCATGGTTAGGTAATATACCATCGTAGTCATAGTAGATACGAATGCCATAGTGTTCAGTAAGCCAAAATTGGAAGTCAGCCTTGTCCCCACCGGCAGCACCATATTCTAACTGTGCCTTGCGTAATAGTTCCCACCAACTCCCATCATCACCTACGATGGTGTTTATGCGTTCTTGTGGAGTGGTGTATAACTTATTATTATTTTGTGAAGACATACACACCCTCAAACTTTTCACGACCTTCTACTTTATTATTACCTACCCCTGGACGAGTATTTAACATCATCTTGATCGTCTGCTTATGTTTGAAGCCTAAGCTCTCAGCAGTAGCGATCCAACGATCAACTACTTTGAATTCTTTGTTACCATATGATTTATAGTCAGCGATGTTGGTAGCAAATACCCCATCTGTGTTTAAGCCCTTGTGTATGTTTCGCATGGTAGGTACCACATATCCTTCAAACCACTCGTCAATTGAGGTGTATCTATTCATACACTGTGTGGGCTCATCGCAATACTTTTCTAAGTTAAAGTATGGCGGACTGCTAAAAGCCAAGTCAATATCATCTGGCTCATATTCTTCACTGACACTTTGTATGATCTTTCCACTGTTACCAACAGCTTCGTGTATCAACTTATTTAGATACGTTAAGTTAGCCACAGTTTCAGTGTTAGGGTCAATACCTGTATAGTTAAACACCATCTTGCTGGTAGTGATACCTAGCAGGCGCCCGCCATAGCCAGCTGAATAATCATATACCTGTCCCCATAGAGTAGGACATAGGTATTCTACAATAGTACGAGCATGCATGGGTTTGAAGTTCTGCACATTCTCACCTGTGACTAATTCTAGTGCCCGACGTAATGCCGTTGGACTTACTAGATTCTGTCCTTCACGAAATTCAAAGCAGAGTTTGATAGCACGATGTAGTTTACGGTCGTCCAAGAAACGATCACGTAGGCTATTACTGCCACGACCTTTTGGCTCAGCAGTCATCATGTTTGGAAATAAGAACCGATTGATAGTCTGTCCTTGATTATTACCTAGGCCAATACGGTCGTTTTTAACTTCATTACTGATGCTGTCATACAAGACTTTAATATCAGTGATCAGGCCCTGTTCAGTATAGTAGTCGATGGGCACTACATTTATACTGCGATAGATTGCAAATACTTCTTCAATAACCTTCTCTGGACTGCCTTGATAACGCTCTTTAGTATAACCAGCCAATTGCTCTGCTACGCTTTCATAGCAGGTAAAAGTAGTTTCACCCTGTAAGCGTGTCAGAGTAGCATACTGATCTACTCCCCAAATCTTATGTAATTGTTCAATCATACTAGTATTATACACTCAACCTGCCGTAAAAGCAAGTGAAAATATCGCTTGACTTTTTGGTAAAATGACTGTATTATGTAACATAAACAATAAAGGAGCAACAACATGGCAGGCAAAGCAACTTCAGTATATCTAACAGTCAGCGTTAAAGGAACACATGCCACTGCCTTTCATAAACAGTTCTTTAATATGACAGGGCTTAACCAGTATGTGGCCACAGAAGAATTCATCGCAAAATACCCAACAACTGAGTTTTATATCACCAAAGAAACATACTAGATTTTGGTTGACATTTTGGTAAAATGACTGTATAATGTTTACATACAATAACAAAACAGGAGCAGAAACCATGAAAAAACTGACATATTATTTCAAAGTAGGCGAAAAAGAGTTCAAAGTTAAGGC